GTGCTAGGCCTTTCCCCTCTAGTGGAGCGCACAGGCGGAACCACGGCAACAGGGCGGGCTATGGATGAAGCCAGAACTTCTACTAATATCCAGGCATGGATACGAGCGCTAGAGGACACACTAGCCCAGGCCTACGGGATAGCCTCAGAGTGGATAGGGGCCAGCCTGCCAGACGATTTCGCTATAGATATCTTTAACGATTTTGGAATAGGCGTTAAGGCTTCGGAAGATACTAAAAACCTAATAACGATGGGGCAAAGCGGCCTTATAAGCCACGAAACCCTATTGCAGGAAATTAAGCGGCGTGGGATACTTTCGGATGAGGTAGACGTGGAAGCAGAAGCAGAGCAGGCTAAAACGGAGGCGGATACCGCCTTATTGAGCCCGCCCCCAGCGGAAGAGGTAGAGGCGGGGGAGTAACCCGTGGGCATAAATGACGATATACAGCGCAGGGCTATAGCTCATGCCGTATACCTTGAACGGCTAAAGAACGGGGAAACCCAGCGGCTGCTAGACTTCTATAACCGCAAAGTATTACCAGACCTAGAAAGGAAGCTGGCAGCACGAAAGCTGGCTACCTTCCAGAGGGGGTACGAATCTGGCCCCTGGACCACTAAGCGGTACAAAGACCTAATAGCAGGCGTTAAAGGCACGCTAGCTGGCGGGTTTAAGCAGATGGGGGGCGATTTCTCTAAGCGCCTGGCCAGCATAGGCATGACTGAAGCGGAGTGGGCGGCCAGCTCATTAACCAAAGCCCTGCCGCTAGACGTGGTAACAAATATGCCCAGCATGGCTACGGTACGGGCCATGATGAATACCCACCCTATGCAGGGGCGGCTACTGAAGGACGCCTATAAGGGTCTAGGCCAGGCGCTTACCGGCAAAGTGGANGAGCTGCTAAAGGTGGGGCTAGCTACGGGCCAGACGCCAGCGCAGCTAACGGCTGCCCTCTTTGGAAAAGGCNGGGACCTGGCAGGNACGGGGATACTNGGCGGCGTGGCCAGGCGGCACGTNCGTACGCTGGTTAGAACGCATACCGCTGCCGTGCTAAATGGNGCTAAGGAGCTTGCCTATATAGAAAACCAGGACGTAGTAAAAAAAGTTAAGTGGCTAAGCACGCTAGACGCTAACACTACAGATATCTGCATAGGGCAGGACGGCCAGGTATACAAGTTAGGCCAGGGACCCCGCCCGCCAGCGCATATGCAGTGCAGGTCTACCGTGGTACCTATTACTAAAAGCTGGGCAGAGCTTAAAAAAGCTGGGGTACTAAGCCGCACGCCTAACGCCCGCAAGCTGCCCAANAAAATGCGGGCCAGCATGAATGGGCAAGTACCAGCCAAACTAAAGTACAAAGACTGGCTAGAGCAGGAAGCGGCGGCGGGCAATGATGGCCTAGTAATGGACGTGCTAGGTAAAAAGCGCTACCAGCTATGGAAGGGAGGCAGGTTAAAAATAAAGCAGTTTTGGGACGATGGCAGGCGGCTAAGCCTGGCAGAGCTAAGGAGCCTAGAGGGTTTACCCGCTGCCCCCGCTGCCCCGGCTTCAGTAGAGGCCCCAGCAGCCCCAGCGGGCAAGGATTTAACCCCAGAAAACATGGACGGGGAGCAGCTGCGGCGATACCTGAACCAGAAGCACGGGACGGATTTTCCAAAGCTAGAAAAGCTAAGAGCAGAGCTAGACAGGCTCACGGCAGAGCTGGATGACGTATACGCGGAGTACAAAAGAAGCGGCCATGTAGGCGCCTTTAATAAACTCTTTAAGGAGATAGGGAGGGTGCGCCCGTTATACGAGGAAGCCGCAGAGGCCGTAGCCAAAAGCATGAGGGTAGATATTGCGGCGGGGGGAAATGCCGCAATAAAGGTACACTCATTACCCAACCAGGTAAGGCTTGTTAAATACAAGTCGGTAACAATTTCTAAACAAATGCAACAGAAAGTAGATGAGGCGGCGGATTTTTTACGGGGGCTCTGGCGCAAAAAACAGACCGCACAAGAAACGGCCTGGGTGCGGGTTACGCCAAAGGAAATACACGCTATGCACCCAGATGACTTAGCAGATTATCTAGGCGCCAGCGACCAGTCTGCCTGGGGCGGGAGGTTCCTAGAAAGGCTGCAAAGGAACCAGGCGTATATGCGCTCTGCCCAGTCTAAGCTGGACGACGCAATAGCCGCAGGGGGAAAAGACATAGAAATACAGCTCTACAAACGCGGCCTACAGAGACAAATACAGACCCTAGAGGATATCAGGATGGACGTAGCCGCCACGGTTCGCAAAATAAGAGAAGCGGGGGCAAAAGTGGAAGCTGGCACAGTAGAAATAGAGGTAGCAGGGATACCTAAAGGGAAGCGGGCCTTTGAACACAAAACCACCCTGGAGCCGCAGAGGATAGGGCGAGCCCACCTGGCTTCAGATGATGCCACCAGAGTATATGTACACGAAATGAGCCACGCCGTAGAGGAAGGCTTCTGGGTAAAGGACGCTACCAGATACAGAGCCTGGCGGGCCAGGGTGGAGAAGGTTAAAGGAGGCCACCGCCTGCCAGGCAAAAAACCCATAAACAGCTTAGGCGAAACGGGCTGGGCAGATGAGTTTATAGAAGGCTACTTCGGAAGGGTTTACAATTTCGAGGCCACCGAAATTACGTCAATGTATACAGAGTACCTATACGCAGACCCCGCCACGCTAATGAGATTAGACCCGCACGGGTTCGATTTTATCGTAAACCTGTGGCGGGGCGTACCGCTTGAAAAGCAGGCATGGTTTTTGCGGCTTTCCGAAACGGACCGCCTATGGGTGCTAGCGCAGTGATACGGATAAAAGCAAAAGGCGGGGACGTTTTGATAGACGGGGGAAGGGTTGTTTTTCCCGAAGGGGAAGCCTTTATAGGTAAGTTTTTCGCGGAGTGGTTCGCCTCAGATAGGGCCACCGGCGCCGTAGGGGAAAATGAGGACCATGACCTATTGTTAGCCCTACGTATCCAAGAGCGCACAGGCGGGGAGCTAGACCTTTCCAGGCACACGCCGCCAGATACGGACACTACCGGCGGCATTGTGTACTAAATAGTAGGGCTACCGTTATATACAGCTACCTTCTGCCGTGGGAGAATGGGGCAGGAGGGGAAAACGTCAGAACCCCCTACGCTCAAACATGATAAGACTAATAGCAATAGACACGGGCGGCCTGGTACGGGTTGAAGGCAGCGAGCTAACCCTAGAAAGCGGCCTGCTGATAGATAGGCTGCGCATACGGAAGGCCAGGGATATAGCCAGGCGGGGTATGCTCAACAACGGCGGCGGCAGAGAAGAGGCGCTAGCCGTATGGCTGCAGAGAAACGGGTACAGCATTTTGGTACGGAAGGCTAGCTAGGAATAGCTGCGCAGAGGCGTTACCATTACAGAAGCGTGGTATTCTCCACGCTTTAAGACAATTACGGGAAGTAATAAAAAATGGCACTTAAGGCAATACTTAACAGTTTAGAAGGGCTGGCCCCAGAGTTAGCAGAGCATTACACAGAAGAGGGGGGCCGCTTTGTTTTGGCCGTTTCCGCAGCAGAGGGGTACGCCCTAGAAAACGTGGCGGGGCTCAAAAGTAGCCTGGCCAAGGAGCGGGAAAACGTAAAGAAAATGGCAGCAGCCAGTAAAGCCTATGAAGGGCTAGACCCAGCAGAGGCCAGGGAGGCTATAGCCAAAGTGGGGGAAATGGCAGACTACACGCCAGAAGAAAAGGTAAGGGAAATAGTNGCGGCCAAAGAAAAGCAGCTAGCGGCTAAGCACGGGGCAGAGCTAGAGAAGGTGGCAGCAGAGGAAGCCGCCATAAAGAGCCAGCTAGAAAACAACCTGGTAAAGGCTGCAGCCGTAGAGGCCCTAAACGCCCATAGCGGTAACGTAGAGCTATTGCTACCGCACGTAATGCAGAAAGCCAGAATGGTAAAGGGAACAGAAGGTAAATATATCGCAGAAGTGATAGACGCCAACGGTACCCCCAGAGTTACTATGGCTGCAGGCAGCACGGCCCCGATGGGAATAGAAGAGCTAGTAACCGAAATGCGGGAAAATGCAGCCTATGCGCCTGCTTTTGCAGGTAGCGGCGCTACGGGAAGTGGCGCAGCCAGTAGTACAGCTGCGGGAGGCAGCACAGGTGGACGGTTCACCATATCGCAAGATGAGGCAAGAAACCCAGAAACCTACAGGGCCGCCAGAGCGGCGGCAGAAAAAGCGGGAAGCACTCTAGAAATAACATAATAAAAGCCGAAACCTTAAAGGAGATACACTAAATGGCTAACACCCTAGGAAATTTTAACCCCGTTTTTTACGCACAAGAGGCACTAATTCAATTAGAAAAGCAGTTAGGCCTAGCTGGACGGGTCCACCGTGGTTACGAAAACGAGCGCAGAGCCTACGGGCGCGGCGAAACGATTAACGTACGCCGCCCTTCTACCTTCTCTGCAGCAGACGCCGCAAGCACCGCCGCAGACCTGGCCACCAGCAGCCTAACCGTTACGCTAGATAACTGGCGTGAGGTTAAGTTTAAGGTTTCAGACAAAGAGCTGGCTTTTACCGGGGACCAGATTATCCAGGAACATATCCGCCCAGCGGCTTACGCTTTGGCCGATGATATCGACCAAAAACTAATGGCCCTGGCTACGCAAGCTGGCTTCCAGTTTGCCGCCTCTACAGGCGCTAGCGCTGGGGAAACCCTAATTGACGCCCGCCAGGCGCTTTTAGACGGAACCTGCCCAGTTAGCGATACAGCTAACATGCACGCCCAAATAAGCCCATCCCTAGACGCTGCCATGCTTAAGGACACTAGCTACAGTAACTGGCAAGGCGCTGGCGCTGCTGGGGTTTCCACGCAGCAGAGCGGGGATATCGGGCAGAAGTTTGGTTTTAATGTTTACACCAACCAAAACACGGCTTCCTATACGGGCTCTAACCTTACAGATGGCGCAGGGCTGGTAAACGGCGCCCACGCCGCTGGTTCTACTTCTATCGCCATAACGGGCGTGGATTCTTCCGGCGTGATTAAGGCAGGCGATACCGTAGGCTTCGCTGGCCACCCTGCTGGCTATGCGGTTTCTGCAGACGTTACGGCGTCAGGTGGGGCCGCCACCATAGTACTTACTACCCCCTTGCATGCTTCCGTAGCAGGTTCCGAGGTAGTTACAATTACTGGCAGCGGTGGCGCCGCTAAGACGCTTTCGCTAGCTTTCCACAGTAACTGGGCTACGCTCTGCATGGCTCCGCTACCAGAAGTACCTAACGAGCTAGGCGCTAACGTGGCCACAGTCTCAGACCCACGCACGGGCCTTTCCTTGCGCTCTCGGATGTACTACGTAGGCAACAGCTCAGAGGTTCACGTAGCCTTAGACTGCCTTTTCGGTTGCAAACTCTTAGATTCTAGCCTCTGCGCCAGAATCAACAGCTAAAAGCAGGCTTAATCTAAATATAGGGGGCTGGGTTTAACGGCCCTACCCCCTATTACCTTTAAGGGGGAAAAATGCTAGTAACGTACGAGGATAAAAACGGAAAACGCCTGCTAGATAAGGGCAGCGCAGACCGTATCGAATTTTGGGCGGCCAGAGGTTTTTACCAGGGCGGCCCGCCAAAAAACCAGCCAACAAAGAAGAAGGCAGCCGCGAAGAAGAAGGCAGCCAAAAAGGAAAAAGGAGCTAAGTAATGGAAAGCAAAGAAAAAGAAGTAATAACAATGGTTCACCCCCAGCAGGGCCGGTGCTGCTTTAGGGCAGCGGAAAAAGAGGCCAAAAAGAAGGACGGCTGGGAAATGCAGGTAGAAAAGCCAGCCAAAAAGAAAGCAGCCAAAAAGAAGGAGGGCTAGGCAATGGCCCTAACCGTGGAAACAGGCAGCGGCTCTGCTTCTGCTGATAGTTACCTATCAGTGGCAGACGGGGACACCTACCACACCGCCCACGGGAACCCTACAGCGTGGAGCGGGGCCAGTACCGCCACGAAAGAGGAGGCCCTACGTATGGGAACGCAATACCTGGACCTGGTTTATGGGCAGCGCTGGCTAGGCTACAGAAAAAGCGAAACGCAGGCCCTGGACTGGCCTAGGGCGGGCGGTACCGACTACGACGGCTACTGGATAGCTTCAACTTCATTACCCCAGGAAGCTAAGGACGCTACGGCAGAAATGGCTCTACGCCATATCTCGGAAAGCGGGGGTATTTTGCCAGATATCGCAGAGCCTGGGATAATAGGCAGCGAGGAAGTAGGGGTAGGCTCCATTAAGGATAAAAAGACCTACCTAGGGGGCAAAAGCCAGGTAAAGCAGTTTAGGAAGGTGGCCTTACTTGTTAGGTCGATTTCTACGCCATATGGAAGAATGGAGCGGGCCTAATGACCGACCTAGACACCCAGATAAGGCCAAAAGTAGCCACGCTGGCCGAAACCTACGGCGCACAGCTAACCTTTACGCCCTCTAGGAGCAGGGAGCCAGAAACCTTTAACCCTGCCACGGGGGCCTATACCACAGGTACTACGCCTACCACCTACCAGTATTACTGCACGCCACCCCAGCCGTANAGCAGGGGCTACGGGGAGGGCGCAGAAACGGCAGAAGGGGNGCTAGAGGTATTGCTACCTGCTTACGGGCTAAATGCCACTTTTGAAACTGACTACCTAGAAGAGGGGTTAGAGGTTTTGCACGGGGTTACGCTTTGGATTGTAACCCGCATAGAAAGCCTCTACAGCGGCGCCCAGGTGGCGGCGTATAGGTTAATTATGCAGCCACGCTGCTGGAATACAGAAGATGACGGCTAACCTAGCGGCCTTTAATAAAGCGGTGATAGCCTGGACCGCTGGACTGCCTGCCGAAGAGGTAAGGACGGTGCAGAAAAAGCTAGTATTTGACGCAGAAGAGCGGCTAACCGAAAAAACGCCAGTAAAAACGGGCCACGCTAGGCGTAACTGGATAACCACAGTAGGGGAACCTTCTACGCAAGAGCCAGCAAGTGATAGCGCTCTAGGGGGAAACGTGGAAGCGGTTATAAGCAGCCTACCTTTTTTCGCCAGTGTCTTTATAACCAATAACGTGCCTTATATAGAGCGGCTAGAGGAGGGGTGGAGCGGCCAGGCCCCCAACGGTATGCTGGCGGTAACATTTCAAGAGCTAACTAGGAGCCTAGAATAATGGCATACGCCACCCTGCACAACGTCATACGCGCCAGGTTTAATACAGAAATAACCAGCGGAGAAAGCGTTAGCACGGCCTGGGATAATGCCGCCTTTAGGGCGCTGCCCAGCAGCGGTACGGGCAAGTGGGTGCGCTTCTCCATACGTAACGGCTCTAGCAGACAAGCCGAAATGAGCCCAGCGGGAAGGCATAGAACGGTAGGCGTAGCGGTGGCCCAAATTTTCGTACCCATAGATAGCGGGGACGGGGCCGCCCTGGCCCTGGCTGATAGTATCGTAAGCGCCTTTCGGGGCGTTACGGTTACAGAAAGTGGCCATACTGTTATTTTCGATTCCCCCAGCGTGGGTACTATAGGTAAAGACGGGGCCTGGTGGCAACTTAACGTAGACCTGCCCTACTACACAGATAACGCATAAAAAAGGAGCGCCCTAAATTGTCTAACTCAAACCAAGTAACCTTAACCTACAAAGAGCAAACCGCTTTCGGTACCGTAACTGACCCCAGCGGCGAGACTGGCCAGCTTGTCTCTTTTACTTCCGAGGGGTTTAAGGAGGAGGCAGATTTCGCAAGGAGCAGCGAAATACGGGCAGATAGAAACGTAGTCGGTAGCGTACGCACAGCCAGGCGGGCCGTGGGGGAGATTACAAAAGAAATACAGCCCACTTCTACAGAGGTAGCCGATATGTTTCAGTACGGCCTGCATAGTGCAGGCTACGTGGCCGCAGTGGCGGCGGAAACTAAAACAGTAACCCTGGCTACTAAAACTTTTACGATAGCTGGCGCTGGAACCTGGACTAATGCCCCCGCTACTGGGGACTGGATAGAGGTAAACGGCTCAGGCATAGCCAAGGAATACCTTAAGGTGGCTTCTTCTACGAGTGGTACCGTGGTAGTGGAGCAAACGCCTGCGGGAGAATATTCTTCCCTTTCTACTACCTTTTCTATTCTGCGGCACATAGTAAACGGTACGGAAGATGACTACGTAGAGTTCAAAAAGGAGTTCGAGGACCTTGCAGGCACCCACGCCGTAGTAAACTACCAGGATATGCGCTGTGATTCTCTAGGCGTAAGCATGACGGCAGGCGAAATGGCCACAATGACTACGGGCTGGAGCGGGGTTAGCGAGGTTTCTAACGCTACGCAGTTTGAGACCCAGACCGCTGCGGCCACTACCGTTAGCCTAAATTCCGTGGACCATATCGAGAAAGTAGAAATAGCGGGCACTAGCGGCACCCTTCTAAGTTTTTCTTTTGACGTGGGCAACAATCTTAGGACCAACTACGTACTAGGCACTAACACCCCTAACTCTATCGGCTCTGGCTTTTGCGACGTTTCAGGAACCATAACCCTTTACTACGCAACAAAGACTGTACCAGACTATTTCCTAGACAATACCCAAGTGTCTATGGCTGTCGTACTAAATAACGGGGGGGTAGGCTATATTTTAGATTTCCCCGCCGTGGTTTTTAATTCTATGCAGCGGCTAGCTTCAGGCCCCAACGGGGACGTTATCTGCGAAATGGGTTTCGACGCTATCCGCCATGCAACCCTAGGGCATACGATTAAAATAGCTAGGTTTTAAAAGGTAGGGGCTTTCCTTTTGCGGGCTGGCGGGGTTATGCTCTGCTGGCCCGCTAACCATTTTACGGGCCTTAATCATGGTAAAACTAAACGCACTAAGAGTAGACCCCGAAAAGGTAGAGGGCGGGGTATGGATAGATTACGTGGACGGCTCCAGGCTTAAGGTAGCCCGCCTGGGGAATAACGCTTTCCAGAGCCTTATAAGGAAGCTAACAAAGCCCTACCGAAAAGAGCAGCAGGCTGGGGGTATCCCAGATAAGGTGCTAGAGGATATGACCCGCAAAGCCGTAGCCAAGTGCGTGCTTTTAGACTGGGAAGGGGTAGAGGGGGAGGACGGCGAGCCCCTTAAATACGACCCCAAGCTAGTTTATGAGGGTTTTAAGGACGGCAGCCTAGCAGACCTTTTTTCGGCGGTGCAAAACGCAGCCGCAGAGGCCGAAAACTACAGAGCGGCAGAAAGGGAAGAAAGCGCAAAAAACTAACGGGCTTTCTGGAATACCAGCTGCAATGGGGGCAATTCCAGGAAGTACTAAAAGCCAGGGCAGCGCAGGGTATAGCGGCGCCAGATATGGGGGAGGCTCCCACGCTTTATATGGACCTGGCGCCATACTGGGAGGCCTTTTCCCGCCTGTGTGCTACCCGCACTTACGGGGAGGGCGGCCCAGACCCGTTACAGCCCGCACAGGTAGCCTCTTACCTTGATATCTACGGGGTAGGGGGTATTTCAGAGCGCCAGCGGTATTATGAGCTAATCACGGCTCTAGATTCCGTATGGCTTAAAAAGGCCCGTACGGATATTGCAGGCGCAATAAAAAGAGCCGGTAAAAAATAATGGCTACACGCAAGACCCTAATCCTAGGTATAGACGCCACAGGCGCTAGTAAAGGGGCCGCCACGGTTGCGCTAGCAGGGAAAACCGTAACCCGCTCTACCGTAAAAATGGTAAGCAGCGTAAATGCTGCNTCTGGGGCTATGGCCAAGACGGGGCCAGCGGCGGTAGCAGCGGCTAAAGGTACAGATACGCTAGCGGCTTCTATGACTAGGGCGGGCGGTGCCGCCGTAAATGCAGGCGGGATGCTGCAGAAGTTTTTACTACCCCTGGCAGGCTTTGCCCTCTTTACTAAAACCGCTGCCACGGTGGCTAGTTTTGAAGAGGCTATGGCCACGGTTGGGGCCGTTTCTGGCAAAACTTCAGAGGAGCTAGCAGGGGCTATAGAGCTGGCCAGAGAAATGGGCGCTACCACACGCTTTAGCGCCACTTCGGCTGCAGAAGGCCTGGTAGCCCTTTCTAGAGCTGGCTTTGAGCTTAACGAGGCTATGGCCGCCCTAGAGCCTTCCCTAGATATGGCTACGGGTGGGGGCTTAGAGCTAGGCGAAGCTGCGGGCTTTGTGTCCAACACTATAAGACAATTTAGCATGGACGCAGAAGAGGCGGTACGGGTGGCCAACACCTTTACCACGGCCTCTAACCGCTCTAACACTGATATGCAGCAGCTAGCGGAGGCCATGAAGTATGCAGGCACGGTGGCTGGCAGCTTTAACTACAGCGTAGAAGAAACGGCAGCCGCCCTGGGCGTACTGGCAGATAGGGGCGTCAAAGGCAGCATGGCGGGTACGAGCCTTAGAGGGGTGCTACTGGCCCTGGCTTCCCCTACGGATGCTGCAGCGGCTGCCTTAGATAAACTAAATATAAGGGCGGAGGAGCTAAGCCCCGCTACGCATGACCTGCAAGAGATAGCAGAAAGGCTGGCAGAGGGGATAGCCTCTCTAGAAAACCCACTAGAAGCGGCGGGCCTGGCAGCCGATATTTTCGGGAACAGAAACGCAGCGGCTGCTATAGCTATGGCAGATAGCGCGGAAAAAATGTCCGACGTAACTAGAGAGGCGCAGCTAAATACCACGGCTGCCCAAGACCAGGCAGATGCTATAGATAATACCTTAATAGGGGCATGGCATAACCTTAAAAGCGCCGTAGAAGAGGCTATGCACGTTTTAGGGGAAAGCGGCGTAGCAGCGGCTCTGCGGGCCACGGTGGATACGCTGGCCGAAATGGTGCGTATACTTGCGGGGGTAGGGGGGAGCTGGGGCAAGGCCGGTGCGGCGGCAAAGATACTAGCCACGGCGGTAACATTTCTAACAGTAGCCTGGACGGCAGAAAAGGCGGCAACACTATTAACGGCTGCCGCTAAGGGCATATACGCAGCGGCCTGCTGGACGGCAACCACGGCTACTGGCGGCCTTACGGCGGCGCTAAAGGCGGTTAAATTAGCCCTGGCGCAGACTGGGTTCGGCCTAATCGCCATAGCTATAGGTATGGCTGCGGCGGCCTTTATAGCCTTCAGGGATGGCTCAGATGAGGCTACGGCCTCTGCGGAAGAGGCGGCAGCAGCGGCGAAGGAGCTAGAGGCGGCACAGCGGCGCCTAGCGAGCCAGGCCAGAGAAACGGCAGAAAGCCTAACTTCTATAGACGAGGCTAGAAGGCAGGGGGATATAGCAAAAGAAATAGCGGCTATAAGGAGCCGTATAAGGGCGCTAAAAGACCTACGGGCAGAAATTGAAACGGCCCCCGTAGAGCCAGGGCGCCTAAAGGCAGCTAGCGTAACGCCAGGGGAGCCTACGGAGGACTCTCGGGAAGAGTTATGGAGGAGGGCAGCGTACTTTCAGAGGGAGCCAAGTGAAGCATTGCGGGCGCAGTGGGATAAAGAAGATGAGGCCGAAGAAATGGCCCTTCAGGTAACGGCTGTAGATAAAGCAATAGAGGCGCTAAACGGCAGGGTACTGGAGCTATCCCCAGGGCTAGCGCTACTGGCGGCGGGGGAGACTAAGCTAACCGCAGGCCTAAAACTATGGCACGCCGAAAACGAGCAGGTAATAGCAGACCTAGGCCGCCTAGGGGAAACGGCAAAAGAAACGGCGGTACAGCAGGAAGCTATAGCGCAGGCCAGGCAGCTGGCTGCGGGCTCAGGGGAAGAGGCAACAGAAGCGCAAATACAGAGCCTGGCAGACGAAATACGAAAACGAAAAGAGGCAGAGGCAGTCCTAGCCAACTATCTTAAAGCGCTAAGGGATGCAGCTAAAGCCACAAGGGACCAGGTTGCAGGCGATAAAGCAGCGAACGCTAGCGTAGACGGGACTATAGCCAAAATGCGGGACCGTATAGCCCTGCTAAAGGTGGAAGCGTCCGAAGGAAAAGAGGCGGCAACCCTGGCGGCCTTTATTGCGAAGGAAGAAGAAAAGCTAACAGGCAGGAAACTAACGCTAGACGAAAAGCGCAGACAATCCCTAAAGGACGTATGGAAGGAATACAACAACCTGGCGGCGGCTATAGAGCGGGTGGCAAGCCAAGAGGCTGCCAGAAAATCTAAGGACGATTCCATAGCCGCCCTGGAAGAGGAGCTACGGATAATGGGCGTGCTACGGCGTGAAGGGGCGCTAGCTGCAGCAGAAGAGGAGGCCGTATCTACACAGCGGGCGGCACTTGCGGCCACTGGCCTGGAGCTATCGGCAGCGGAAGCGGAGCGCATAGCAGAGCTGGTAAGGCAACGGCATGAGCTGGCAGCGGCTATAGCGGAAGAAAGCGCAGCAAGGGAAGATAACCGCCAGAAGATAGACCAGGAAGATTTAGCGGCCCAGAACGCCAGAACCACTATTAGGGAAACGGTAGAAACCCTAGAAGCAGAAATAGCCGCCCTGGGTAAGTCATCAGACGAAAGGCAAATAGCGTCAGAGGCTCTAGCTATGGAGCAACTGATACGCCAGGCCCTACACGGGGCCACGGAAGAGCAGGCCGTAGCACTTGAGCTGCTGCGGGGTGGGTACGAGGGACTATTAGAAAGGCGGCAGGAAGCAGAGCAGCTACAGACCAGCGCAGACGCTATAGCGGAGAAATTCGGCAGCGCTTTTCAAAGCGTCATTACCGGGACCGCTTCGGCGAAGGACGCCCTTAAAAGTTTTATGCAAGCCGTAATAAATGAGCTGCTTCAGGTACTAGTAATAAAGAAGATGGTAGCCAGCATTTCGGCGGGAATAGCTAGCGCTAAAGGTAACGTATTCCAGGGAGGGGAAAAGGTAGAAGGCTACGCAGCAGGGGGCGTATTCCAGGGAGGTAGGGATATGGACTACCCCACCGGCGGAAAGGCTAACGGGGCCGCCTATGGAGGGGTCCAGCGGTACGCTCATGGCGGCGTGGTAAATAATTCGACGACCTATGGAGAGATACAACGGTACGCTCATGGCGGCGTGGTAAATAATTCGACGACCTATGGAGAGATACAACGGTATGCTCATGGCGGCGTGGTAAATAATTCGACGACCTATGGAGAGATACAACGGTATGCAGCAGGGGGCGTAGTGGACCGTGCTACGTTTTTTCCTATGAAAGGGGGGAAAATGGGCCTTATGGGGGAAGCGGGGCCAGAAGCTATTATGCCGCTTGAGCGGGGCAGGGATGGAAAGCTAGGCGTAAAGGCCCAGGGTGATGGCGGGGCTAGAAATGTTACGGTGAATATGCGTATAGTAACGCCTGATGCGGATTCCTTCCGCAAGAGCAAGCGCCAGCTATCCGAAGATATGCGGCGTGCAGCAACGAGTTTTAAATAATGAGCTTTCACGAAGTACGATTCCCAGACAAACTGGCCTACGGCAGCAGGGGCGGCCCAGGATACGCCACCGAAGTACTAACCCTGGATAGCGGCAGGGAGGTTAGGGTGCAGCGGTGGGCAGAGCCCCGAAGCCAGTACGACGCTAGCTACGGGCTAAAAAGCCTGGCAGACCTAGGCGAGCTTATAACCTTCTACCATGCACGGGCAGGGGCGGCGCACGGCTTCAGGTTTAAGGATTTTAACGATTTTACGAGCGCTTCAGACCATATAGGCACGCCCGCTGCAGACGACGTAACAATAGAAGCAAGTAGCGCTTCTGGGCAGACCGAGTACCAGCTAAAGAAAACCTATATAAATGGTGGAGTAACGCAGACTAAGACAATAACCAAGCCCGTTACGGGTACGGTAGTTTTGGCGGTAAACGGGACCCCTACCACGTCATTTACGGTAGACACTACCACGGGAATAATAACGGCGGGCGCTGCCCCTACAGCTGGCAGCACAATTACGGCGGGCTACGAGTACGACGTACCCGTACGCTTTGGAGAATCGTTAGATGAGGCGCTAGCTATTAGCAGAGACTCTAACGAGCTAGGCAGCCTGGATAGTATCCCCCTAATAGAGATAAAAGAAGAGGTAGCCCACGCAGGCAGCTTTAACTATGGAGGGGCCGCGCAGGTAACGGCTAACTATTCCGCCACCCTTGCGGGCGGCAGGGTCTTGTATTGCACGGGCGGGGCGCTAACGGTAAGCCTGCCTAACCCTGCGTCAGGCCTAAGCTCTTACCCCCTGGGCGGCCCATACTTTTACGTAATAAATGGCCACGCATCTGGAGCCGTTACGGTAAAAGAAGGGGTAACGACGGTGGCAACAGTGGCCGCAGGCTCTGCGGGCATTGTCTTAATGAAAGAAGAGGGCGGTACGTACGGCTGGGTGGTTGTAGGAGCATGATAAGCGGCACAGAGTTTTACGGCGGCCAGCAGACCCTATCTGGCAGCGGCACGTATAGCCTGCAGCGGCAGCGCCTGGTAATGGCCACGCCTACGGCTAGCTCTATGGTGCTAACGCTTCCAGACGCCAGGCTATACACGAACACCGGCGGCCCCGTTTTCTACGTATTAAATAGAGCCCCTAGCTATACTTTAAGGGTAAACGATAACGGCGGGGGTGCGGTAAAAACCACGGCCACGGCGGGCAGCTGTGCTATCTTTTTTTTATTAGATAACTCTACGGCAGCAGGGGCGTGGGCCTGGGCTTACGATATCTCTACAAGCGGGCTAGACCTGGTAGGGGGTAATACTTAAGCATGGCTTTTTCTAAAGAGGCGGGGCGCACGGCTTTACACAAGGGGGGCAATAGGTATACCTGCTTGTGGCACGTAGTAACCCTGGCGGCAGAGCATTACAGGTACACCAACCACAGCCAGCCGCTGCGCTTTTCTTTGGGTACCGGCGGCACCCTGGAGCATGATTCTGTAGACCCCTTCCTAGGGGAGCAGTTATTTACGCCCGCTGGCTATATGGACGCCACAGCCCGCAGAAACGCCGCAGCCTTAAGGATGGGNAGCCTNGAATTTAAGGGGTTTTTATCAAGCTCAGATTTNACAGAAGAAAACCTACGCAAGGGATACTGGGAAGGCGCCACGGTAAGGGAGTACATAGTGGACTGGCTCTATCCCTGGCTAGGCAGTTTCCGTACGCATAAGTATTTATTAGACCAAACTAAATTNAATGGGGTGGAGTGGGAGGCCTCATTATTAACGGCGGCTAACAGCGAGCTAAGCAAAAAGCACGGCAAGGTATATGCCCATACCTGCTGGCACGCCCTAGGNGATTCTTTATGNGGGGTAGATATGGCCGTATTAAATACCACCTACTTTACGGGAACCGTGGCAGTTACNCCTACGGGGGACGACGTTAGGGTAAAATTTCGGGCGGCTCCNGGTGGAGGAAGCGCCGCTATAGATACCGTAGAAAACGAGTATTTCCGCTGGGGTAAATTAGTATGGACCACCGGCACTAATAAGGGCGTAACGAGCTTGATAGGGAACAGCCAAAACGCAGCCACGGCGCCCAGCGGGGATGCAGAAATAAGCCTTTTTTCTAAAACGCCAGAGGTTATAGAAAGCGGGGATGCTTTNACGCTCTACGTGGGCTGCGATAAAAANATAAACACCTGCAAGGACCGTTTTTCTAACTTCACNAACTACGGGGGTTTCCCTTGGATACCTTCNACNAGGGGGGTAGTTTCGATACCCCAGCACGTATAATGGTTATGCGCTCTATAGACCTGGCCAGGGAGTGTCTAGGCACGCCCTTTAGGCCGCAGGGCAGGCAGAGGCTAGAGGGTCTAGACTGTGTAGGGCTAATTACGGAAAACCTACGGGCCGCAGGTCATAGCGTGGAAGAGGTAACAGACTACGAAATAGGCTGCAGCCAGTTTTCTGCGCTTCTATTAGAGTACGTGCAGAAGCAGTGCTACAGAATAGAAGAGGTAGAAGCGGAGGAGGGCGATATAGCTCTATTTTGGGTAAGGGTTCCTGGCCGCCCGCAGCATATGGGCTTTATATCCGCATGGGGGAAAGCCCCGCATATAATCCACGCCCCAGGGGGCGGGCGGGTATCAGAAATACCGCTAACAGAAAACTGGTTAAAGCGGGTGCATAGCCTGTGGCGCTTTAAGGAGGGGCAGGCCTAGTGGCTACCGTAGCCCTTGCTGCATTAGGTAGCGCCATAGGCCTAGAGGCTGGCGGCATAGCGGCTATGGTTTTTACCACGGTGGGCTCAATAATAGACACGGCGGTAATTATGCCTGCTCTTTTCCCAGAGGACCCCATAGAAGGCCCAAAGCTAGACGGTATGCACGTGGGGCAGCATGAAGTAGGGTCCCCCGCCAGCGTATGTTATGGGAGCCTAGCTAAAACGCCTTGCGTTACCCTTTTCCAAGAGCGGGACCCCAAAGAAATAGAAAGCGTAGAAGAGCTAGGCAAGTCGGGTACCAGTATTACTTACGAGTATTTTCTAGACTGTGCTATAGCGCTCTGCACGGACAATAACTCAAGCGAGTTAAACCAGCTCTATGCAGACGGCGCACTAATCTATAACAGCTCTAGCAACGGCACAACCCAAACATACACCGGCACAGGCCTGGGCATTTATGTTAATGNAGGCGGCGCACGCGGCCCCGCCTGGTTCGATTCTGTATATNTATTCTGCGATATNGGCAAGGGCGGTGCCACTTTAAGTAACTGGTATGACGCCGTAAAATCGGGCTACATGTCAATGCAGATGACGGGCTGGCCTACTACGGGTACTTTTGCCGG